GACCCTGCAGAACAGTTCCCGCGACTGAGGTGAGGATAGGGGGACTCACCTCTACAGGGTCCCGGTGGATTTTCTGCCGATCGGCCCTGTTGCCGCAGCATGAATCCGGCAAGCAGCAAATCCACCACGGTGGACAGGGACCTTCAGCAGCGGCTGGAATGGCAGGAGGCCACCAACGCGCAGCAGCGGGCCCAGGTGATGCGGCAGGTGCTCCGCCGGTATCGCCGGGAGTCCTGCACCGAATACGGGACCGCGCTGTTCCAGCAGTTCGCTGATCCCGTGGCCCGGGAGATCGAGGCGATTCTTTACCGCTGGGGCGATAACCCCCAGCTGGGCGGCCCTGGTTATGCGGCCCTGCCGCTGGTGGCCGCCCTGGGCAGTCCGCAACGCATCGCGGCGGTGGCCCTGGTCACGATCCTGGATCGCCTTTCCCATGCCGTCAGCTTCCAAGGGCTGGCCCTGGCCATCGGCCTGGCCGTGGATGCCGAGGTGAAGGCCGGCGAGATCGAGAAGCGAGCCCCCGCCAGCTTGGAGCGATTGCTTCAGGGCACCACGGCGGAGAAGCGCAAGGCGGTGATGAAGGCGGCCGCCCGGCCCATCGAGGGATCCAACCCGATCTGGACGCGGCAGGAGCGGGCGACCGTGGGACTGCTGCTGCTCGAAGTGGTGCGCGGCGAGACCGGACTGGTGCTCCTCGATAAAAGCGACCAGCCCAACCGGCGCGCCCAGTGGCGAGTGCTGCCCTCACCCAAGGCCCTGGACTTCATCCGGCGCCATCCTCCCCGCAGCCTCCGCCCGAACCGGGGGCCGATGGTGATCGAGCCGCTCCACTGGGAGGGGCTGGTGGGAGGGGGCCACCTGGCCAACACCTCCCCGGTGGTGGCGATCCGTGGCAGCCGGGACCAAGCGGCCATCAGCTACCTGGCGGGGCGGATCGCCCCCCAGCTGGCGGCCGTCAACATCCTGCAGCGGCAGCAGCTGGAGGTGGACCCGTGGATGTTGCGGGTGCAGCGGGAGGCCTGGGACCGGGGGATTCCCGGCCTGTTCCCGGTTGATCGGAACCCCGTTCCAGATGCGGGGCCGTTCCCCACCAGCGAGCCGCCGGATGTGCAGGATGCCTGGCGGCGCAACCAGGCCCGGCACCACCAGGACTTGCGAGAAAACAGCTGCAGGCGGCTGGCGATCGAGCGGGCTCTGCAGACAGCCGAGGCGCTGGTGGGCCGGCCGATCTATCAGGCCCATTTCCTCGACTTCCGGGGCCGGGCGTTCACCTCAAACCGTGGACTCACGCACCAGGGCCCCGATCACCAAAAGGCGCTGCTGCGGTTTGGCGCTGGGGGATGTGGCTTGCGCGAAGAGCACTGGATCTTGACGGCAGCGGCGGGGCACTGGGGCCTGACGCGCAGCAGCTGGGAAGCTCGATGGAGCTGGGGCATGGAGGAATTGGGGCGGCTGGAGGCCATTGCCGCGGACCCCATCGGCAAGGCCGACCTGTGGCGCAATGCCAAACAGCCGTGGCAGTTCCTGCAGCTGGCACGGGCCTGGTCGAATCCAGAAGAAGGGCGCCGGGTGCCCATCCGGCTGGACCAGACCTGTTCCGGCGCAGGGATTATCGCCACCCTGCTCCGAGATCGAGCGATGGCCGAGCTGTGCAACGTCTGCGGCACCGGGCCGAACGACCTCTATTCCGCCGTGGTGAAGCGACTGCAGCAGCAGCTGTTGATCGATCTGGAATGCGGGGACGCAGGGACCCACCGGCTGGCCGCCGGCTGGCTGGAGCTCGGCATCGATCGCAGCTGGGTGAAAGCCGCCGTGATGCATACGCCGTTTGGCTCCACCTCCCGGACCGTGGCCGACGGCATCCGGGATCAGCTGCAGCAGCGGCTGGGCCCGGTCGATGACTGGGCAGGCCGGATCTACCGGCCCAGCAGCTATCTGGAATCGAGGCTGCGAATGGTGCTCGCCACCGAAACCTCTTCGCTGATGCAGCTCCGCCGCTGGCTCTGCGATGTGGGCCGCCAGGTGGTCGGCCGCCACCAGCAGCAGATCCGGTGGACCACGCCGATGGGGTGGCCAATGCAGGTGGGGCGGCCGACGCCCAGCAAAAGCGTGATCCGCACTCACCTCCTCGGCAAGCTCGCAGCCGTGACCTTCGAGGAAGACCCGCCGGACGGGGAGCTCTCAGCCAGGAAGACCAACGCCAGCATCACCGCCAACCTGGTGCATAGCTTCGATGCGGCCATGGTGCACGCCGTGGCCTACAGGACTGGAGCGCAGGTGGCGCCGCTGCTGACCAACCACGACTGTTTCGCCACTGATCCGGCCAACGCCAGCTGGCTGCAGAAGACCTTGCTGGACGAGTTCCGGGCCCTGTACGCCACTGACTGGCTGGCGGAGATCGCCGAGCAAATCCGTTGCAACGCAGGACTTGAGGCTTTGCCACCGCCGCCGCCACGGGGAGCGCTGGGGATCGGCGAGATCGGCAGCAACCCGTATCTCTTCAGCTAAGCACTAGCACCGACGCTAGTGGATGCCCTAGTATCCGGGAGTCCTACACACCTGCAGAGCATGGCATCCGAAACGCTGGTCACCCCGGCCGGCGAAGTCCTGTTTGCAAACGTCCTCAAGCCCAAGCTGGTCAGGAACGATTCAGGCGAAAAGATGCAGTACGGAATCGTGCTGCTTCAAGCTGATCCGGATCAAGATACGATAGCGAGACAGTTCGTTGGCTCCCTGCATAAAGCATTCATGGAGCAATATGGCGGCAACGCCAAGTACGGCCCAAACGGAAGGCCGTGGAAGAAGGAAACGATTGTCGATGACAACGGCATCGAAATCCCTACCGGACTGGTGAGGATCACCTTTAGCCGTGACACGGAAACCAGGCGCGGCACCCCGCTGCCGCCTCCCATGGTGCAAGACGCCAAAGGGAATCCTTGGCCTGTTGATGTCGCAATCGGCAACGGGTCGGTGTGCAAACTTGCCTATTCCTACTATTTGTGGGACAACGAAAGAGGCGGGAAAGGGCTAACCCTGCAGCTGCTTGGCGTGCGCGTTCTCAATCACGTCCCCTACACCATGCAAGCCGTGGACCCCGGTGTCTTCGGTGCGCCCGAGGAGGGCACGGACGCCACCACCCTGGCCCCTGCTGCTGCGGATCCGTTTGGGTTCGATGCTGCCGAGGGTCCAGCCAGTACTGAAGAGGTGCCCTGGTGAGCCAAGAAATCAAAATCACGCGGTCATTCTCCGCCAAGGTGAACCTAGGCAACTACGAAAACGTGGATATCTCATGTTCGGCGCAAACGGTGGTGACCGCCGAGTTGATGGATTCGGCCAGCGATGAGCTCTACAGCTTCTGCCGCGACCAAGTACGGGAGGAGGTCGATGCAATCAAGCGTCGCAACGGTGGCGTCAATGCCTAAGCAATCCGTAGAAGGAACAACCGTCAATATCAACGGTGTTGATTGCACGGCAGCCTTTGATCAGCTGGGCCTCGAACAGAAGGAGCTGAACAAGGCGCAGGAGCTGGCGAACTACCTGCTCCAGGAGCACCTGGAGCAGGCCGGCAAGACCAGCATTGCGGGCAGATTCTCAATCAGTCTGTCGCTGACTTTCGAACGGCTGGCCGGAAGGACCTCGATCAAGGCCAAGGTCGCCTATTCCCGCAAGTTCACCGACGAGCTGGAGGGCTTTGCGCAGCATGGCCAAGGCGACTTGTTCGACAACCTGGAGGACGGCGAATGAACATCATGGCCATCGACCCCGGCCCCGAGGTATCCGGGGTCGTATGGCTGAGTCCTGAGCGCAGGATCATTGCTGCCGAAATCCAGGACAACAAGGAGATAGTCCGCACCCTAAGAGGTGGCCGCACGGACTACCCGTTTCCCCACGTAGCAATCGAGATGATTGCTTCCTACGGCATGCCCGTGGGAGCCGAGGTCTTCAATACATGCACGTGGATTGGTCGATTTGAGGAGGCCTATGTCCACTCGGATCTGACTGCCCGCTATTTCCGCAAGGACATCAAGCTCCATTTGTGCGGCACCAATAGGGCCAAGGATGGCAATGTTCGCCAGGCGTTGATCGATCTACTGGGCCCGCCTGGTGTCAAGGGGAATCCCGGTCCTACCTACGGGATCAAGAGCCACCTATGGGCAGCACTTGCCCTTGCCGTTTACGCCCATCACGTTCTCAAACACCCGAAATGAACACCACCGCACCACTCCCCGAAGCCGAGGCCTTGGCCACGGCGCCCAAGGCCATAGTCGTCTCCCAATTCGATGTGCTGCTGAGCGACATCAAGGAGGCCAAGGAGAAGGCTGCCGAGGCAGTCTTCGACTACAGCACCAAGGTCGGCAACAAAGAAGCCCGGTCCTATGTGTTTGCCCAGCGCAAGCTCAAGAGCCGGATCGAATCGGCCCGCACCGATGCCAAGTCCTACGCATTGGCTTATGGCCGCAAGGTCGATGAGCAGGCTGCCGTGCTCAAGAGCGAAGTGGAGGCGCTGATCAAACCGCACGAGGATGCGCTCGATGCCATCACCAAGGCCGAGGCTAATCGGGTGCAAAAGCACCGCAATGTGATCCACTGGATCGTGGACCTTGGCCGGGTGCCGTTTGGGGCCAGCGCCGAGACCTTGGCCACCAGTCTCAAAAGCGCCAAGGCTGCCGACATTGACGGGCTGGAGGAGTTCAAGGAAGAGGCTGCCGCCGCCCTGCTGGAAACGATCCGCACCCTCGAAGCCGCCCACGCCAAGGCCGTGTCCGACGAGGCCGCCGCTGCCGAGTTGGCCCAGCTGCGCGAGCAGCAGCGGATCCAGCAGGAGAAAGACGCCGAGGACGCACGTATCAAGGCACAGCAGGAAGCCATCGCCGAAGCGGCTCGCAAGGCGCAGGAGGAGGCCGATGCTGCCGCGCTGCTGGCGATCCAGGAGGCCGAGCAGAAGGTGGCGGATGCGGATGCCAGGGCCGCAGCGGCGGAGGCCAGGGCCGCCGATTCCAAGGCTGTGGTCGCCCTGCTGGAGGGGGAGGCCCTGCTGGCTATCACTCCGGCGGAGGCGCCGCAACCGCCCGCAACCATGCCAACGCCGCTCGCCCAATCGGGACTCGCCGGTTCTATCTACGAAGCCAAGAGCCGGATGCGTCGGTCGCTGAGTGTGGCAATCGCAGGGTTGGACCGCAGGGAGGTCGTCGATGCCCTGATCGCCGGCACCCTGCACCCCGCCATCACGATCGACTGGAGCAAGGTCTGATGAACTGCCCCCACTGCGGCGACCCTCGCAATCGGGTGCTCGAAACCCGCGATTCCCAGGGGGATAACGCCATCCGCCGCCGCCATGCCTGCCGGGGATGCGGCAAGGCCTTCACCACCATCCAGCGAATCGAGGCTTTCCAGGATGGTGCATGGCAGCCGGTGCCCCTGGCCGTCGTGCCCGATCTGAAGCCGGCCCTGCCAGCACCGGCCGCACCCCGGAGGCGGGCCGCCGGCCCTGCCCCGGGCCGGTTGCATCCGCTCTACCCGGACAAGGAGTGGATGCCGAGCTGCACACGAGACATACCGGAGGCGATGTTTTCCGACCTGCTGAAGTGGTGGAACGAAAGTCGGTGGGACAGACACCGGACGCAGGCCACCTGGACCCAGGCCGCGTTCACCCTGTCCGCCAATCGGGTCAACCTTCTGTGTCAGCAGGACCAGCACCACATAGCCCGCGCCCTGGTGGATGGCGGCATCGAGCACGGCTGGCAAGCCCTGAAGCCTGAGTACCTGCGCGGCACCGTCACAGCAAGCCCGCCGGCCGCCGCCCCCGCGGGCGATCCAGCCGCCGCGGCAATCCGGCACATGATGGAGAGGACTGATGCTGCTTGAACCGGAAGCCTTCACCCGTGGCTGCCGCATGATCGAGCGGCACATCAGGATCAGGGCAGATGCAGTTTGGAGCACCGAGGATTTCAAACTGAAGTTTGTGTCATTCAGCTCCGACTTCCCGGAGGTCAGCACGCCCCAGTTTCTGTGGGCCTGCGAGCGCTGGACCCAGGGGGCGACCGGTGAGTTCCTGCGGTTCCCGACGTGGAGCAAGCTGATGGTGCCGCTGTATCGGTGCCAATCGGGAGTGCCGAATCGAGCGTGGGGATTCAAGGAAGACCTACCTCGATCGCTCCAGCCAACGCGGCAGCAGCTGGCCATGCTGCCATCGGGGCTGGCCTTGCCCCCGCCGGATGGCGCCGAGAACCCTGCCGCCTACAGCCTGGTGGCAGCCGGCGGCGACGGGCAGCGCTTGCTGCCGGCTGGCGCTTCGGATTCGCAGAGCCTTTCACGGAAGGACTGGATCAAGTATCTGCAGGAGGGACAGCAGCGGCAGGGGTCCAATGCCTCTACTGCCTAAAGACCAGATCCGAAACATCCTGCAGCGCGGATTGCTCGCTGGGTATTGGTCGGTCGAACAGTTCAACCACGACCTGCCACCGCACGCCGAGTTCACTCTGCCCACGTGGGATTTTCTGGACGCCCATCCACGCTTCGCCGATATGTTCTTCCGCGACCTGGATGCATACCGGACCCGCCACAACAACGACACCCCCATCCTTTGATCAGCACCCATGACCCGCCCTGTATTTGTCTACGAACTTGTTCGGTATGGAGTCGGAGCAGGCGAGCGCACTATAAAAGGCGAAGCCGTTTTCCACGCATTCGGGCTGGACTTTGAAGAATCTGATGCCGGCCCTGGGAACTGGAGCGGCGCAATCGTCGAATGGCCTGACGGAACGCTAGAGATTGTCCCTCTGCACTTAATTCAATTCATCACCCCTACCCCCTCCGGTAATGACTGACACCCACACAATCTTGAATGAACAGGTCGGCCTGGGCCGCATCATCGTGACCGCCCGCCCTGGGCTTGGTCCCTGCAGGGGGCAGTGGCTTGTGACGTTTGAGCGTTACAAAAGCAAGCGGAAGTTTCTGGACGAGTGCGCCGCATGGATGCCCGATGGCGAATGGGACGGATCGCGCTGGCTGCCGTTCCGCTCCCAATTCGTCCCGCCCTGCGTGCTGCTGCGGGTCCAGGACTGGCTGCGGGATCGCCCGGTGCCGGCAGAGGTGGCGTCGTGACCGACCAACCCAGGGCCCTGGTAGATGCGGAGCTCTACCTCCGCCGCTGCACCGCCGTGTCCGAATACGAGATCGAGTGGGCACCGGATGACTGGACCTATGCGTGCCGCCACGGCGAGGCCAAGGCCCGCTTCCAGGACTTCCTTGCATCCGTCCGTGATGCGCTGCCCGACCACCAGCTGCACCTGTGCCTCGGCACTGCCGCGAGTTTCCGCTACAGCCTCTTCAGCGCCTACAAGGCGAACCGCAAGGCCAGCCGCAAGCCGGCCGGCTACAGCCAGCTGATCCAGTGGGTGATCAATGCCGGGGAGGTGCGGGACTGGAATGTCGCCGTGCTGGCCGAGGTCGAGGCCGATGATGTGATGGGCATCCTCTGCCGCCCTGGCGATGTGATCGTCTCGGAGGACAAAGACCTGCTGGGGATCCCCGGTATGCACCTCCGTGGCACGCAGCACATGGAGGTTTCCGAGCATCAGGCCGACCTGAACATGTTCTCTCAGGCACTGATCGGCGACACCACGGACAACTACCCCGGCTGCCCTGGCATCGGCAAGGTCAAGGCGGAGAGCATCCTGGCCGGACAGCCCGATGCCGCAGCGATGTGGGCGGCCGTGCTGAAGGCCTTCAAGAAGGCCGGCCTGACTCGCAAGGATGCCATCACCCAGGTGCGGCTGGCCCGCATTCTTCGATCTGGCGAATATGACGAGGATCGAGGACTGCCAATCCTGTGGTCTCCACCTGACGACACCCCGTAGCATGGGGCAAGTTCTACAGCCCTGTAATGCAGAAGCCCGTCAACGCAGAGGAGCTGGTCGAAAAGCTCGAAAATCTTTGGCCTGACATTGCCCCGCACCCACAGGCCACGGACCGCGAGATCCAGCAGCAGATCGGCGCGGTTCAGGTGGTGCGGTGGGTGCGCTCTGTGCTGTTGACCAACGACGGCGACGACCCCACGGTCTACCCGCCCTCCTTCGACACCGGGAGGGGCTGATCCATGTGTGCGGGCGGCGGGGGATCCAGGGCCACCATCTACGCGCCCGACACCAGGGCCTACGACGCGCTCGCCAGTCAGCAGCTGGCCCTGATGCAGCAGACGCAGAGCTCCGACGTGCTGACCAAGCAGAGCCAGCTGGATGCCCTGGTGCGCGAGCGAACTGCGCTGCAGACCCAGGGGCAAGCGGTTGCCACGGCTCGCGCCAACAACACGACCGCGCAGGAGGCCCGGCTGGCGGCACTGGTTGGCGCACCGCCGCCCGAGAAGCCAGCTGCGGCCCCGGTGATCGGGTCCGATCGCACCGGCGAGAAGCGGCCGACCGGTAGGCAGGCCCTGCGAATTGATCGAGCAGCCGGAACAACTGCCGCCGCCCCCGGCGCCGGCCTCAACATCACCACGGGGTACTGAACATGTGTGCAGGCGGACGAAGGCCAAAGGCCCCACAGATCGTCTACCAGGGCCCGAGCCGGGCCCAGATCGACGCGCAGAACCAGCAGATGGAAGCGGCCAGGCGGCAAGCCGAGGAGGCCAACCAGCGGATGCAGAGCCAGCTGGACCAGCAGATCGCGGCGGCAGCGGCCGAAAGCGAGCGGGCCAGGGCATCGCTGGCTGAACAGACCGCCGCCATGGCGGCCGAATCTGCAGCGGCCAAGGCCCTGCCCACGCAGGCGGAGCCTTACCTCACCACCACTACGACCGCAGACCCTGCCGCCGGATTTGCCCTGACCACCGATCCAGCCAAGCAGAAGGAGAAGAAGAAGCAGGCCGCCGGGTTGGCGATCGCTCCAGCTGGCGTCACGGCGGCAGCTGGAGCCGGCCTCAACATCGGGACCTGAGATGGACACCACGCAAGGGCCAGCCGAGCAGCGCTACGAGAAACTGCGGTCCGATCGTGACCGCTGGCTAACGCGTGCCCGGCGGTCCTGCCGTCTGACGCTTCCATGGCTGGTGCCGGCCGCCAACGACCCGGACCAGGGCCAGCCTGAGACCTACCCGCTGCCATGGAATGACATCGGCGCCGAGGGCCACCAGCACCTGGCCAGCCGCTGGCTGCTGGCGGTCATGCCGGCCAGCGAGACGTTCTTCAAGTACACGATCGACGAGAAGCAACGGGCCACCCTGATCAGTGATGCCCGGCAGGCCGGAACGGCAGAGGAGGACATCGCCAAATCCATGGTGGAGTTCGACCGCAGCCTGCTCGCGCTGGAACAGTCGGTGCTCCGCGAGATCAACAGCACCCACGACCGCGCCGTGGTGCAGGAGGCCATGGTCCACCTGGTCGGCCCCGGCAACATCCTGCTCTACGACGACGAAGACGACGGGCTCACCTGCTACCACCTGAACCGCTACGTGCTGAAGCGTGACCCGATGGGCCGACCGCTGGAAGCGGTGATCTGCGAGAGCTTCACCGAGGACAGCCTGCCGAAGGTGGTGGCCGAGCACCTGGGCCTACTCGATGACGAGGAGAGCGAGGACGATAGCCCCGATCCGTTGGCCGCCACCAAGGTGATGAACGAGGAGGAGGTGATCAAGGTCTACACCCACGTGGAATGGGACTACACCGAGAGGAAGGTCCGCTGGTGTCAGGAATGCAAGGGGGAGGAGATTGACGGACAGGACACGCAGGTCGACATCGAAATCTCCCCATGGATGCCGCTGCGGGCGACGAGGATCGAAAGCTGTGACTACGGCCCCGGCTACATCGAAGCCCGTTGCCTGGCCGCACTGCAAACCGCCGAATCCCTTAGCCAGGCCGTAACCGAGGGGGCGATGATCGCCGCCGAAAGCAAGAACGTGGTCCGCCCTGGCGGGGTCACAAGCATCAAGGACCTGGTGGCCTGCCGCAACGGCGGCTATGTGGTTGGCCACCCAGACGACGTGAGGGAGCTGGGATCTGATGGCCGCAGGGGGCAGGGCCTCGTGGTGGCAGAAGCCCGCCTGCAACGGGTGGAGGCCACCCTGAAACGGGCCTTCATGATGTCGGACGTCAGGGATTCGGAGCGCACCACCGCCGAAGAGGTGCGGATGGTTGCGCAGCGGATGGACGAGGGACAGGTCGGGGTCTATTCCGTCTTGACGACCGAGTTTCAAAATCCGTACATCACCCGGAAGCTGCATGTTCTGACCAAGCAGGGAAAGATCCAGCTGCCCAAGGACTTGGTAAAGCCAGTGGTGAGCGTTGGCCTGGCAGCAGTTGGCCGGGGCAACGATCTGGAAAAGATGATGAGGTTCCTGCAGGGCCTGGATGCGCTGGGCAAGATCGTTGGCCCCCAGGAGATCACGGCCCGCATCGACGTGAGCGACGCCATCACCCGGCTCAGCAACGGGCTGGGCATCGAGTCGATCGACCTGGTGCTTTCCGAGCAGAAGGTGGCCGAGATCAAGGCTCAGCAGGCCCAGGCGGCGCAACAGGAACAGCTGATGCGATCCGCCATGGCGGACCCGGCAAAGCTGGCCACCGCTGCGGCCACAGCCCAGCAGATGCAGGGCGAACCCCCGCCCCCTCAACAACCCCCTGAACCATGAGCACCACCCAAGAACAGCTCCTCAACCTGGTGCGCCCAGGCGAGGAGGACCGCCTTAGCGCCGCACTGGATGAGATCGAAGCAGAAGGCAGCCAGCCGACCAGCGAGGCATGGGATCTGTCCCACCCCCTCGATCGCATGCTGGCGGCCGAGGAGCGAGCGGAGCAGAAGCAGGCCACCCCTCCCCGGCGACCCACTGCCCCCGCGACGGACGAAGGCGACGAAGGGGACGAAGGGGACGATCCCCTGGCCGGCCTGCTCAGCCCGGTGGATGACGCCACCACCCCCATCACCGATGGCAATCAGGCCGCCGATGACGACATCCCAGCCGAATACCGCGGCAAGTCCCTAAAGGAGGTGATCGCCCTGGCGGAGGCCAAGGCCAAGGCACCCGCGGCCGGCAACACGTTCCCCCCTGAGGCCTACACGCCCGAGCTGGGGAAAGCCCTCTACGGGGAGGCCCTGACTGGTCTGTTTACCGCTGCCGAGGTGAACCCCCTGCAGCTCGATGCAACCCTGCGGGCGGGGGGCGACGTGAGCGAAGCGGTGGAAGCGCTGGCCAGCAAGGCCGGCCTGCCCAAGTCCGTGGTGCAGACCTATCTCGATGGGGTCACGGCCTCCGCCCCGGCTGCCGCACCCCAGCTGAGCGCAGAGGATGGCGCAGCGATCCGGCAATCGGTCGGCGGCGACGACAAGTTCCGAGCGCTGAGCGGCTGGGCTATCGCCAACCTGAGCGAGCAGGAACTGGCCGGGTACAACGCTGCCATCGACTCT